CTTCTGTTCCCACCCAAGCAGTTCGGTTAATAACTTCCCATATTTCCTCATCTGTTAGTGTCTTTGCTGGCGGTTTAAATCCGGCCAAATCAAAAGAACACTCCAATGTTTGATTGGGTTTATATTCTTTTGCTGGCTGCCTATCAAATCCCCAAGGCTCGCTTACCAAATCCCAGTTGCGGTTTTTCAACGCCTCTATTTCAGCTTGTTGCTGGCGTAGCATGGTGGCGGCTTGTCTATACGGGCTTTCTTCCCAATCGGTAATGTCTTCCAAGTAAACGGCTAGTTCATTTGCGTTCATGTTGTGCCTTTTTACGTTGTTCTTCCAACTCAGGCAAAGTGGGTATGCCTTTTCTAAAAATGGCGTCCCAGTTAGCCTCAAACTGTTCTCTATTCTGTGGAGGGATTTGTTTATCCCCTTTGCCACCATCGTGGTTTGCCATACTATCTCCTAAACTGCGGTATTGGTTTACGTCTACCATACTTTAAACGAATTCTAAGTGCCTGTAAAGTTCCAATTACTCTGTTACGCCAACCTTGGTGAGCGCGACGAATCATTTGCATTCTTGTGCGTTTAGCTTTGTTAATTCGTTTACTAAAAAACACAGTGCGCCGCCTGCCTACGCTACCAAAAATGGTAGTAAAGAAAGTGCGCGGTGTGCTTTTACGAAAATTAAGCCGCTTCACTTTTTGCTTTCTTGAGTTTTTTAATTTCTGCCATCATTTTCTTAGCGTCTTTCTCCATCTCATCAATGATAGTTGCCATCGCTTTGATCATGGTCTGGCAGGTATCAAACCCAAGCTCAAACATCTCTTGATCGGTATACACTCGCATGTTGACTTTATGTGAGTCTTTCCAGTTTTTGTATGCGGTCTTAGCGTCCATTAAAATATACTTTCATTGTGCATTACGTTTTCATCAATGTACTTCTGTGCCTTCTCGTTTAGTTTTACACCAAGATAGACATGACTGCGACTACCCTTGGTTCTATCTAAAGCGGTTTGAATAGCATACTCCTGAGTTGCAGCAAGGAACCTGCGCTTAAATGCCAGCTCTGTGCCATATGGGATATTCTTTCTTGTAGCCCAATGTTTGTAGCAAGCAAAAACTTCGTCCTTGTTTACCTTAGCCTCGGGTTCAAATATCAATGCCTCGTCTACAAACGAACCGATTGGATTACCAAGTTCAGACATTAACTCCAATAAGTCTTTGCCGGACTGCGGCTGTAAGAAGTGACCGCCTCTGGCCAGTCTGCGCTCTAAGCCTTCCATCGCCCAGTTAAAGATGCCGGATAACTCTTTGGATAACTTGTGCGATAGGTCGGTATCTTCTTTGTCATAAAATGATTTAGTCATCTTGAGCACAATCATACGACCCGTGAGCGCGTTGGAGTTCTCAGTTAGTTGTAGTGCTTCGTTGCTATATATAACAATACGAGTAGGCAGGTAACCATTCCAAGCTTCTTTGTTCTTTCGGTTGACCGTAATAGTGTCTCCACCAACAATACGGAGAAGCTGAGAAACCACAGCACTGCGGTTACGCTCAGGAGCGCGCGCATCAGTAAAGGAAGCCAAAAGTTTACCAAGCCAAGGTTGTAGTCCAAAGGAATCACAAAGTTCTCCTAGTTCTGGTGCGACTGTATTGTGTTGTCCTAATAGGTCAACTAGCACCTTGTTAATCGTTCCTTTGCCAGAACGACGTGGGCCAATCAGGTTAAAGAACTTCTGCTGACGAGTATCTCCGCTGATGATATACCCGAACATTTCTTGCAATGTGTCTTTGGATTCTTGATCTTCTGGCCATACAGAGTTTAAAAAGTTGTGCCATGTTGGGCACTGTGCCTGCTCATCATAATCAAACGGCAATGAGTTCTGGGTAAAGAAACCCAATGAGTGCGGTATCAATACGCGGTCTTCTAAATGAAAGATGCCGTTAGCCAAACTGATCAGTTTAGAAGCATCGGGTTTATTGAACCGATACTCTTCTAACCAAATCGGTGGGCGCGTGTTTTGATGATTCTGTAAGTGCACGATAGACTTAACGGCATCAATCGCGGCAGAGACGCTGGCTGGCGCAGGGTTAAATGGAGCTAGTTCACCCTTCTTGGCAGTCTTCTTGCACCGGTCTAAAAACTTATACAGAGCTGAGCGAATAGTCGCTTCTTCAATGATCTCGTAGTGCGTTTTAGAATGCACGAAAAAGTCATCGGCATAATGTACTAAGCTGTAACCTTCTTCCGTTGTGTAGGAGTTGTCGAGAAAGGTACGGGCGTGGTTCATCGCACCTTGATCAAGAATGATCTCACCGCGATCTAATGCTTCTTGCCTTTTCTGTTGGTTGATCTTAAAGATCAGTGAGCGCAGAGTCGCGCCCGATCCTTTAAACGTCTGCCACTTTTTATCGCACTGGTGCGGTGTGTAGTTAGCAACCGACCCATCACCATACGACCATCTATCCCACAGCTCTAGCGCCTCATAGTCGCCTCCAAACTGGTGGTGTAATGCCATACCGACTGAGAGCCAATCTGTGTAGCCACAGTGTGGATCCATGTTCTCCAAAATCTCTGTCTCGACTCTGTGGATGTCATAGTTTGGAACGGGCGGTGTGTAGTCTGCAAACGCGTCACCGGTTCTTCTAATCTCGCGCTCAGGAATGACGGCAGTCAAGTCTTGCTCGCTCTCAGGGATACTGCCTAAGATAATGTGCCCAGTTACTGTGAAGTATCTGCCTTTGGGGTAGAACTCCAAACCCTTGTCATGGTCAACGTGGGCAGCTTGCATGAGGGCGCGGGTAAAAATCTTGACCCCTGTACCTGATGGGCTGATTTCCATATAGCCCTGAACCGAGTTGGCAATATGCTGCAGTGCAGCATCAGTGAAAACGCCCTCAAGATGGTCATAACAATCATCAAGGTCGATTCCGACTAGGTTATCGTCGTCATTGAAAACAAACCCCACTCCATCAAAACGGTGGTTGTTGGTTTCATAGGCAGCTTGGACTGTCAAAAAGTCTGACCAAGTTGTCTCGTCTGTTGAGGAAGCTGGTTGCCCGTTTGCCTGTGTGGGGAGTTTTGACCAGCGCTTAGTGTTTTCATCACCAATCTCTACAAATCGCCATAATACCCACCTAGGAGTGCGTTTTAGCTGCATTGGGATGTTGTCAAAGAGAACTGGGAGGGAGTTTGGTTTGGTATTTATCATCTTCATTCAGTAATACTAATGCAAAAATGGCTTTTTATATACATATCTTTTTGTTATATATACATTACCAAAAGTTTAAATTGTCAGGGTTGTCAGGGTATGGTTTAAAAATTGTCAGGGTATAGATGATAATCATTCTTATTTGAGTACCAAGAATCAATGACTTACAAACAAATTGTCATAGTAGTCATAGTAGTCACCCTCTAAACGTATTATTTTTATTATTTTTAAAAAAGAAAATAAATTTATACGGAGTAAAGTGATTTAGACCCTGACTACTGTGACTACTGTGACAAAATCTCCTTGGCTTTGTTCACAAACCGTTCTACGTTAACATTTTCCCTTACTTCAAACAGGTGATAGGTGGTGTCATCGTAGTTTGTACCGATGCCATATGACATAGGGCGGTTTGGAAGGTTCCATTTGGCTACCTCAAAATCTTTGACCGGAAGTAAGTGGACGGGAAAACCCCGATAGTTCCAGCTGTCCGTTAGCATTTGAGCCACATCGCCATCGTAAGTGGCTTTGCATGATGGTTTACCCACAGCTCGCCAAATCCGTCTTGGGATACAGATAAAGGAAGGTGCGGCAAACAGCCTAGAAGGGTCAAGGTGGTTCGATGCCTGCTCGTTGCCTACTAGGCTACCACCAGCTGCCATAGTGATACAGTGATTGATCTTTTGGGCATTTAACGGAATACAGTCAATATCAAAAAATACCAGTACATCAAGATCATCTCGAGAGTTGAGAACCCAATCCATCCACTCGCCATGATCTAGTCCGTGGATCTTGTGCTGAACCATTGGAATGCCAAAGTGATCCATGACTTTCTTTTGGTAATCTACCACTCTAGGATCAATGTTATCCCAGTATAGTGAAAATATGCCGGCTCTTAGTTCCATTATCCTGCCACCTCGTAGCCAAGTTGACGAACCATCTTGTATGACCATTTACGAAAGAACTCACGATGCTCTGAGTCTTGTGGATCATTCTCGTCCCAGACCGATTGGACAACAAACGACCCGGCATGATCATAAAACTCAATATGGGTTAGGTTGCCATCTTTGTCATATACATCTGTTGGTATTACATTCATTGTCTATCACTCCTTGATAAGCCGCCGCTGAAAATATGTGTACCAGTATGGGTAAGTTGTGCCCATGGTGCTGCATGAATTTTAAACCCGTTTGCGCGGGCTAGGTCACAGAAATGATAGTCTTCTGACATATAACGATTATCAGCCGGTGATATAGATGTATCAAACATATTGGCAATCAAAGTACCAACATCTTTTGGATTTACTACGGTAAACATATCGTTGGAGTAATGGGGAACGACCTCTTTAATTTTCGCTATGACATCGCGCTTAATTAACATAAACCCCGTACCGCCTTTCTCAATCTCAATAGGCTGATCAATCCGTCCTGTGGCATCTTTCTTGTCAATCGTGTTGACTACGAATGAGCCTGTGTAGTTATGCAGCTCTTCCGCTGCAACACCACGATTAACGGCTGCGTGAACTTCATGCCAGTTAATTTCTTTCTTTGGATAAATACCACAAATAACATCCACATCCGCTCTAACCATCTGCACAATGTCGTATGGGCGCCAACCAATGTCCGCATCAATAAACATCAGATGGGTGCAGTCACTAGCCAAGAAGTCGTGTGCCATACGGTTACGGGCACGGGTAATCAAACTCTCATTTAACATCATGGAATAATTCATATCAATTCCATTTTGATTGAGAGCTGGTGCCGTTGCACATAAGTTAATAGCGTATGTACCCGTACACATTCCGCCATACATCGGTGTTGCAATAAATAGTCTTGGTTTCACAGACTTCTGTTTTTTGTCCATGGATAATTTCCTTGATAGTGTTGTAATGTTGCTTTGTTTCCTTGGCGGTGCATCTCTTCATGGTGCGGTCTAACGCGATAATTGATTGTATGCTCGCCATTACAATCAAACTCTGGTAAAGCTTTTTCCATCGCACCATAAAATAGGCGATCCATATAAAACGAATCACCAAAGAACTGGTAAGAATGGCGCATCAAATATTTGCGTTTAAAGCAATAGCAATTGGTATCTACAAAATGGTGATGCGGTGCAAATACTGAAGGCCACTTGCCTAAGCTTTCACAATTATCTGCAATTACAAAATCACCATCTTGCCCAACAATATTGCGTAAACTGTATGCCCATTGTAAATCTTTTTGTTCAATAAAGTTAACCAATTTTTCTACATGATCGGGCTCGAACCAATTATCTTCGTCAAGAAACAAAATGTAATCAGCGTCCGTTAACATTGGAAAAGCAGCATAAATACGGTGCCCATTGTAGCCATCATGTCCAGTATTCTCATTAAGCAAAATGGTGCGTCCGTTACCATATACTTTAAATTCGTTGTCAACACGCCCATCACAAACAATTAAATGTTCTGTCGGCATAGTTTGATCGCGCACACTGTCAATCGCCTGTTGCACATGTTTAGTGCCAATTGTTGGGGTTATAACTTGGATACGCATTATTCCCCCAACTTATCTGCGCTATCTTGTAATCGGGTCTTGCGTTCTTCCCAATTATCTTGCACCCCATAATCGCCGCGGCTTGCTCTCATACGCTCATAAAATCTAAACTCAGGTTCTACTTTAAGCCATTCTTGAAATGCTTCTTTATATTCCAAGTACTCATCATTGACAACAAATAGCGGGTGATTCATGCCAGCAATATCTACGCAAGCAAGATAGTCAGAAGAAGGTATCCATTTTGGTTTTGAAATTGAATTGGATTGAGTTTTAGCCCCCCTACCAATTCCCATTTTATTTCGGGCTCGAATAAAACGATCGTAAGCTCTCTGCTGTTCGTCATTTAATTGTAATAATTTAGTCATCTTGATCCTCTGTGTATTTCTCCTGATTGTTGCTATCGATGGATACAGGCTCTTGGTTGATGTATCCCCTGATTTGGTTTATTTTGCCCTCTGATGTATCCATTATCTTTGCCAGCTCGGTTGTCGTTGGTTTACGGCCTAACAATTGGGTCAGGGCTCGCTCGTTATAATTGAGCTTTTTAACTGCTTCCATGATATTGATAGGTAAGCGGATAATGTTGGCCGTATTGTCTAACTCTCTTCGCACATCTTTGAGAATGAAGTTTTTAGCGTAGGTTGCAAATCGAGCATTATTTTTGGGACGCCATCGTAATGCCGCTTTAAGTAAGGCCTCATTGCCTAGCCCAATCATGTCCTCTACAGGTACTTTGCCATGCTGCCATGCCGTCATTTTGCTTACTAAATAAACAACAAAACGCAAGTTATGGGTAACAAGGGTATCGACTGCCCCATCATCACCCATAGCTATGCGTTCTGCCAGCTGGTGCTCTTGCTCGGTTGTTAGCGGCTCAATGCCGTAAAGTGACTGTAAATAATCATCAAGTAAATCATTTTCTTTTATACCCATTGATAAACTCCACCACCCGCAAATGGATGTAATCTGGAATCATCAACGCAATACCTAAAACAAACCATCCTAAGCCTCCAAGGGTAAATTGTACGGAGAGGCTATACATGCCGCAAAACATTAGGAAAAAACCTAGACTGGCAAGCATTATTTGTCTCCTTGTTGCAATTTTACCACAACTGAAGAAATATGTTGTATTTTTGTTACAGACTTTACAATTTCAGGTTCTAGCATGTTGCGTACTAATGTTGTATCAATCGTGGCGCGCTCATATTGCTGTACCTCGGCCATATAATTGACACCTTGGTATTTGCCAGCCCCTCTTGCAATGAGCTCGGCCTTTATACGGCGCGCAGTCGATTCTAATTCTTTAATCTGCCGGTCAATTACGCCCAGCTCATCTACTAAGTTATCGCGGGGTTGAAAAAAATCTTCTACTGCTTTAAGGGTTAATTCAGTTAGCATTTTGCTCTCCTAAGTGTAAAACCAAACTGACTGGCGCCAAACTGTACAATTGGTTTTCTATAATCCAGTTTAGTAAATCGTTGATATTATCGAATTTTACTGTGTGATTCATTTTTTGCCTTTACTTTTATTCAATTTTAAAAATTGATCGAATGGTAATGCCGCTTGATAATATGGTGTAATGCTTTGTTGGATTTTATTCATTACAGTATATTTAATATCATAGTCATCAATTAAATTGTTTTCCATAAGAGATACCACTAGCGCCAATAACTGGTGCAATTTATCGATCTCGCACGACATATCTAGTAAATCGTTTTCCAGTTCATCTATTTTGTTTTGGTTAGTCATCATATTCTCCATTTAATTGATCTGCCATATCTAGCATGCAACATAAGCAAGTAGGGCAAAACTGCACCGGCAATATGCCAAACTCGCCGGCAATGCCGCCTTCGTCCTCTAGCGAAAATTCGCAGCTGCAAATTGAGCATTCTGTCATAATGCCCCCAATTCAAATACATCGTCAATCTGCCAGTCATCATCGGATAAATGCGCGTCAAAACATCCGCCGTCTAATTCTTTGGCAATTTGATACGCCTCTTGCTGATCTTCGGCCTCGACAATCGTCTCGCATGTTGAGATATAGCTAGCCTTTACTTTATAGCGCTTCATAATGCTTCCTCCTTTTCCCATTGTTTAACCTGCATATAAACATTTTGGATATATCCACAAAATGGTATTGCTTTGCACAATTCAACGGCTTCAAACTGATCCTCGGCTAAAAATTCCTCATACTTATAACCTTCTGAATCATGATGATATTCAATTAAATAGTAATTCATGCGGCCTCCGCTTTCGCTTGTAAGCGCTTGCAATACTTGTTAATCAATCTATTAGCTTCTTTGATCTCCTTGTGCATAGCGTCTATGCCATCCCAGCGATCATCCTCTAAATAGGTCTCAATTGACTCGGTTAAGCGAATCAATAGATCCATCGTATAGGCCACTTCTAAATCATCCATATTCTTGCTCATAATTCACTCCTTGATAATTGGTTAATCAATCTCTCAATTTTATTCCATGCCTTGTCGGCTTCTTTTGTAGTCTTATTTGTTAGATGTTCGTCTACTGTCAATTCTGTATAGTATTCGATCATCATTCTTAAATCACTAGCTATAATTTGCTTATCTAACATTATGCTTCCCTCCCTTTATCAATTTGATTACATTCGCAATTAAAACAGATGTAATCGTTGATTACGTCGCATTGTTTGCATTCAGGATCAGGCTTTAGCGGCAAACCCTTGGCCAAGTGTTGATCAATTAAATCAAGGCGATAATTGATCCATTCGTTGCTAGTCATTTTGTCAATATCTACCATTATGCCCTCACCATTAAATCAGCCCAGTCTTGGCCGCGCTCATCGCGTACAAAATCATATGATCCCTTCGTGCCAGCTTGTACATCATCGCGGCTGGGAATAGTATTTCCATAATAATCACTGGCGCGATTGTGGCCAAGCATACATAAACCGGCGCTGATGGCGTCCATCATGGCGCGACCGTAGGATCCTTGCATACCCCACATGCCGCTATTGATGGCGCGTTGCATGGCTAGATAATACTCTTCCATGCTGGCCTCTTCGTCGCATTCAATTGTGTTGATATCGTCTAATGTAATCATTTGTATAGCTCCTCAAAATTATCTAATTCATAAACTACTTTGGCGTTAAAACGACTTGAATCTGCGTCCATTAATTCGCGAATCTTGGCATGATCGCCTTTAAACTTACCGAACAATGGGCAGCAGCGCTGGCGCTCTGGCAATTCATTGAGCGCTTGTGCAAACTTCATTAAATTAGGTATTGTGGCCTCAAGGCGTCTTTCATTTTGCGCGTACCATTCATTGTATTTATCAATTGAACCCCACTTAGCTGTATCAGCTTTAGACCATTCCTCAGTAATTTTCTGTGGTTTGTCTTGATAAATATAGTCGCCGCAAGGTAACCCATTGAGATCACACTCCCTACGCGCTTGTGCTGCTATTGATTGAATTGATCGCATATCATTTTCCTTTCAGTTAAACTACATAGTGATTGTGATACTAGTACAACATTAAAACTATTAGGACAAACCCTAATTTCAAACCTATTGAGAGATAACCCCCTCTCAATTTAGAATTCAAAATGGATCGTATTGAAAACTAACCCCCTACCCCATAATGCTAAAGATTTGCCAAAAACAGTCTATAGGGGTTTACCCTATTAGGGTTTACCCTTATATGCGCTGCAGCAATTGCACAATAAATAGGCAAACCCGTTTTAAGGCCGTTTTCCGGCGATTGTAGGCGCTTTATGGTTTTTCTATACTATCCCCTTATCTATTCTTAATCATGCGCTTATACGCTCATTTAATGGCCAAGATTTTAAAATGATCCACAATGAAGGCCGCTATATCGTTTAATTCTGCCGCGATATTTTGGCCGCTCTCTTGGCTTATGCTGCCGGCGCCATGCCATGTACGGCGCGCGCTGCTATAGGTTAATTCTATGGTTTGGCCTTGCCATTCTAGATCTATGGCCTTATGGCCGGCCGCTAAATATACGCCGGCAATTCGCATAATAAGCGCATGCGACGGCGCGCGCTTACTATTAAGCTTGGCCGTTGCGATTGTATGCAATTCGCTCATGGTTTTACCCTCCGATTTTTAACCGGTTTGCACAATGCAAACCCCTAAGCCGCCGCACAATGGCAGCGGCTTAAAGGCCGCACTATTTAAAGCAAAACGAAGGGTTTATTCCATTGGCCTATATCTAGGTGCATATAATAGGCCGTATCAAAGTAATCTATTTGCGCATTGCTATTGTCATAATATCCGGCGGCCTTGAGCGCCTCGGCGGCCTCGCTTAGTACTTGCGCGGCCTCGCCGGTAAAGTGCTCATTTATCCAATATAAATTAACTTGTAAATGGTCAAAATTGCCGCTTAACCTATGCCGGTATTTATCGCCATTTTTGGCCAAAAAATTACCTATAAAATCAATTGGCGCCGCCGTTATGGTGCAAGTAATGCTCATATGATCGCGAACCCTTAGCGAATATTTTACGCCGCGCGGCTTTAATACTTTATCTAGTGCGGCCTTAATAATTGCCTTTTTACTTTGGTTCATATATGCCATGATTTAACCCTCCAAAAATTGATAGTCTACTAAATCGCCACATGCGATCCACAATAAGCGCTCTAAATTATCGGCATGGTTTGCCAATTGCGCCGGCTCCCAGCCGCCGTATTCTTGCAATATGTCGGCCACTAGGCGCAGATTAAGCGCGGATAATTGGCCGCTTATCTCTGGCAATTGCATAAGCGCCGCGATATCATCATCACAAGATCCGGAATGATACCCGCGCGCGGCATGCTCTAGGCTTAGATTTAATTCAATACGGCCACAAGATGATGTCCAATAGTTTTCCATGATATTACCCTTTATAATTTGTCAAAAATGGATGATAAGCGGCTCTCAATACGGCCGCCGGTAAGCCGCGCGAATTGCTTAGCGCGGCGCATGTTATCAAAGGCCGCATTGTAATCTTGGCCTTGATAACGATAAAACACTAGGAATAGCGGCGCGCTCATGATTAAGCCGCCACAATTGGAATAAAGCGGCTTTTTAATGATCCATGGACGATGATTACTGGATCCGCGCGCTTGCTATCTATTCCGCCGTCGCATGCGCCGCATTCGCCGCACAATTTGCGCTTTCCGCCTTCCGCGCTTGCTGGGCAAATAAATTCGCCGGCTTCAATCGCCTCATTTTCGCCGCGTACCCTGAAAGTACGAAAGCCGGCCGCTTTGGCCGCCGCGCGCTCTAATGCATTATCGGCGCTTGCCATGCATAAGGCCATAATATCGGCGCCGGCCTTGCCGCTTTGCCATTGGTGCGAATATCCGGTATGGCCTTGCGCTTGATCAATAAGCGCTTGCCATATATAAGCCGGTACGGCGGCCGGATCGCCATAAGTACCTAAGCGCACCATGCGGCCGGCGCTGGCATTGGCCGCGGCCTGAATGCTGGCGGGATAATTGCCCTTTAAATAGGCTTTATATACGGCGTTAGCGCCTTGCCCGATATTTACATAACAATCGCGCAATTCGCCATGATATCGCCGGTGTTTACAATCGCCGCATATGGCGTAATCGGCGCCGCTCTTGGCGCTATCTAATGGCGTCATGCCGTTATCGGCCAAAATGTAGGTTTGAACCATATTGCCGGTTTTTACATTGGTTGATTTAATAATGGCAATGGCCACAATTGGCGCGCCGTTAAGCAATGAGGCGCCGCGATAAATGATAAAGCCGCTTGGTTTTTTGTTTGTTTGCATGATGATAATTCCTCTCATTAAATGGTAAATTCTGGCGCTTTATGCGCAATGTCAAAACCTAGATTTTTGATGATCGCTAAATCTACGCGGCCTAGGGTTTTCTTGCCGATAAGATTACAAAATTTTGCGGCCGTATCATTGGCCGGATAAATGAGCTCATTGCCGTAAACGGTTTTGACTTCAATAAGTACGGTATTGGTTAGCATGATGATAATTCCTCTCAAATATTAAAATGGATCAAGGCGGCCACAATGGCATTGCCTAGGATGATAGATAAAACAATTGCAATTCCTAAATGGATCAATTCGCGCATGATGATAATTCCTCTCAAAAATTGGCGGCGCTGCGGCCGCCTTGGTTTACTATACTTTAGCGCCGCGCTCATGCTGCGCGCATTCGCCACAATCGCATTCGATTACATCGCGCCGCGCTGCCGCTCTTACTTCGGCCAATGTATCAAACCCGCGGCAATGTACTAAGTCATCGGCAAACCGATAACCGAAGGGCAGCCATAAAAAGTATTCATTGCCGCCATTCCAGTTTGGCGTAATATCTAGATCGCGCTTAATATCAAGCTTATATTTTGTCATGATGATAATTCCTCTCATTTAATATGGCCGCTTAATTGCTGCCATATACACAATATAACGGCGCGCTATATGGTTTGTATACTAGGGAAAACCCTAGGTTTGCAAACTAAAAACCCTAATAGGGTTTACCCTAATATGGGGCAGCTGCTGCCCGCCTTGCTGCCGTTATCGCGCCGCACCTCTATTCCGGCCTACGCGCGCGCTTATCAAATTGCAGCCCCCTAAACCGGCCGCCATGGCCTTATTGCCGCATTGCCTAGGCTGCCCCCTTGCTGTACTGGCAGCGCGCCTCTATGGCCGTTTAATCGTGCACCATTATGGTGCACTGGCAGCGCGCCTGTATGTTGCAGTGCAGCATAATGCAGCCCGCCTGCCTGCCAGTAAGCCGCGCGCCGGTAGTAAGCGCTTACTAACATTATGGTGAAGTGAGTACTCACTTACATAGGCCGGCCTTTTTATATTGCAATGCACCCAAATTGAAGTACCCCCCTAGTAGGGTGGGAGGGCCCCACATAGATTGACAGCCCGTTTATTTTTCGTAGTTTGCACAAAACCTTTACCTGCAAAATTTTTTTTTGAAAAATTACAGGAAAAAGCATTTCATAATGTGGGAACCCTGACTACTGTTGCTTTAAGTATCGCTTGTAAGTCGTTGATAGTTCGTTGAGGGTGCGCTTGTAAGTCCTTGATTGTCACAGTAGTCATAGTAGTCACCCTTTATTCTTATTATTTTATTATTTTAAAAAAGAAAAAGATTTATCTTGGGGTAAAAGTGAAATAGACCCTGACTACTGTGACTACCCTGACAATTTTTGGTTTATTTTTTGGATTGGGACGGAAACAGCTATAATTTTGCATTAGTTAGATTATGAGTAAATACGTATACCAAATCCAAGGTGCTCTAGAAAGCGAAGACGGCGTTCTTCGTGGCTTAAGGGTTATGGTTTGCGACCTCTATAACTTTGATTCTGTCGATGTGCCTATTGCTGTATTGGATAAAGAAACCCGCGCGTACCTCAAATACCGCCTAATGGTGACTGAAGCCATCAATATCCAGCAATTGCCCATCAGAATCCAAAACAACATACGAGCGCCGTTAGGGCGCTGGCTGGACCAATGGGTCCTTGATAATTTCCATGGCGATTCTAGCGAACGAAAAAGTATTAACCCTTGATTATTGGAAGTATGCGCATACTTTGTCCGAAGGCGATTACGTCTTTAACCGTGAAGGCAAGCTAGTACGCATCAAACTCATCCAAAAATACCGAGCCAATGAGTGCTATCAGGTTGTCTTTAACGACCACCTCACTGTCTCTGGTGACAAAAACCTACACTTCCTGCTAGAAAACCCCAAGTACCGCAAACGCCTAAACGAATACAAAGGCAAGCGCCAGTTTTTGCGCCCGTTAAAAGATACTAAGCTAGAAGACTTACTGACTGCCAGCCTTAAAAACAATCATAACCGTTTGGCTTTCTCGGTTCCGTCTACAAAACCATTGGAACTACCGCACCAAACGCTACCTGTCCCACCGTTTTTGTTTGGGTTTTGGTTTTTTAGTCGCCGCTCTACCAAAAAGTTAGCCGCGCCTCGTGGCAAATGGGGAGAAGTCGAACGCCAGTTCAAAGAACATGGATATCAGATTACCGTTGGCAAGAAGATTAACACCGGAGAGCGGGAGTTTTCGGTTTATCCATCAATTGAATCGCAACTTATGCCAGATATTCCTTGGCAAATCCCAAACAACTATCTTTTGGGATCACATGAACAGCGCCTTGAGCTATTACGCGGAATCTTACACGCAAAAGCTAGGCAGTATTCCATAAAACGTGACCGGTTTCGGTTTACATCACAGCACCAACGCATTTTTAATCAAGTGCAGTTCCTTGTGGAATCATTAGGACACAAAACAACTTGCACATTTGACGAAACCAAAGAATATTACACCGTATCATTCAAATCTAGGTTAAAATTACTAGATGAACAAGTATCTCCGCCACTAAAAGTACATAACGATAGGCGATATATAAAACATATTGAACCCATGGGCGAACAGTTGTGCGTCCACATAGAAACTGAAGGAGCTGACAATAGCTTCTTGGTAGGAGCCGGTTTTATTTCATGTCTTTAACACCCAAACAAGAACTTACGCTAAAGAAGTTTGCGGAATCGCATAAGCATTGGCCTAAACCACAGCTTGATGCGGCTATCTGGCAGGTTAGATGGCACTTGCAAGCTTTAGATCACCAACGAGAACCAGAAGATGGAGAGTACGATACGTTTCTTATGCTTGCAGGCCGCGGCTCTGGTAAGACGCACACTGCTAGTCATTGGATTGGTATTCGCGCTTGGAAGTACAACCAGACCCGCTGGCTTGTCACCGCCCCAACCTCTAATGATATCCGTGCAACTTGCTTCGAAGGAGACTCCGGTCTTCTTAATATCATACCCAAGAGCCTTATCCGAGATTACAACAAGTCCCTCTTTGAGATTACCCTCACAAACGGATCTCTTATTCAAGGTATCCCCGCCTCAGAGCCGGAACGATATCGTGGTAAACAATTCCATGGAGCTTGGTTTGACGAGTTGTGCGCCTTCGAGTATCTTGACGATGCATACGATGGAGTACAGTTCACCCTCCGTCTGCGCGATCCTCGCATTGAGCGCGTCCAGCAAATCATTACCACAACCCCCAAACCAAAAGAACTTATTGTCGACCTTGCCGAAGGAAAAATCGGCGGTGACGTCTACATGGTCAACGCGTCGTCATACGACAATCGGGCGAACCTCTCCGAGACATTTTTCAAACAGCTAGAAACTTACGACGGCACTGACATTGGTCGCCAAGAGATTTATGGTGAGATCCTTGACCCAGAACAAGCCGGTATCATCAAACGCAAACAGTTTCGTATGTGGCCGGCAAACAAGCCAACCCCAGACCTTGAGTATGTTATTGCGTCATACGACCCAGCCACTTCAGAAAAAACTACCAACGACCCCACGGCTTGTACAGTATGGGGTGTATTTGATACTCCTGATATTGGTGTAGGTATTATCCTCTTAGATGCTTGGGACGGCCACCTTGCCTACCCAGAGTTGCGCCGTAAAGTTATCGACGATTACAAAGAGGTGGTCTATGGTGCAGACAATGACTTTGCCAAAGGTCGTAAAGCGGACATGGTGCTGATGGAAGATAAGTCTGCTGGTATTTCATTGATCCAAGAGTTGCAAGGATCAGGCATTGATGTGCGTGGTTACAACCCCGGTCGTGCCGATAAGGTGCAGCGTATCAACATTGTTGCGCCGCTAATTGCCAAAGGTAAAGTCTGGATCCCAGAAGATGCTAAGATCAAAGGCGACTTTGCCGATTGGGCTAAACGGTTTCTCAGGCAAGTGTGTTCGTTCCCAGAAGGCGGTGGGCATGATGACTATGTAGACTCTTTATCACAAGCCTTGCGTGTTTTGCGCGATACTGGCTGGATTCAGCTCGACCCGTTACCTGCCCGCGATTATTCGTATGCCGATGATGATTTCCGCAAAAGAACAGCAAATCCGTATGCCCAATAATGCGGTTGGGGCGGAAACCCCCGTTTATTTGCATTAGTATTAATAGGAACAATTTCCACCAAATTTTATAGAACTTATGGCAAATCCACAGTTACCCATCTCGCAAGGCGGCAATCTTCCCGGTTTAAACCGTGACGATGATATTAAAGATGACGCCGAGCAAGAAGCGCAAAAAGAGCAGTTCGAGCAAGCACTGGGTTTAGATTCAGACGAAGTAGACCAAGAAGTTATCGAATTAGATGACGGGTCGGTTGTCGTTAACTTTGTGCCAAAAGAAGGCCCACAAAAGAATCCTGAGTTCTATGCCAACTTGGCAGAAGAGCTTGATGAAGACGTCTTGCTCAAACTGGCATATGAGTATCTTGACTACATTGACGTAGACAAAGAAGCCCGTAAGCAACGCGACAAACAATACGAAGAAGGTTTGCGTCGTACTGGTCTAGGTAAAGACGCGCCCGGTGGTGCTGTGTTTGACGGCGCATCTAAAGTGGTGCACCCTGTCATGGCAGAAGCTTGCGTTGACTTTGCGGCATCATCATCCAAAGAATTGCTACCCCCTGAAGGTTTGGTCAAGACCAACATTAAGGGTAATGCTGACTTATTAAAACAAAAAACTGCAGAACGTAAAGCGGAGTTCCTTAACTGGCAACTTACGGAGCAAGTCCAAGAATACCGTGACGAGATGGAGCAGTTGCTCACTCAGTTACCCCTTGGTGGTTCACAGTTTCTTAAATGGCGTTTTGATGAAGAACAAATGCGTCCTACTTGCGAGTGGGTGCCAATTGACAACATCATCCTGCCATACTCCTCTACCAATTTCTACACATCGCAACGCGTTACCGAAGTACAAGATATCACTGAAGACATTTATCTTCAGCGTATCGAGCAAGGTATTTACAAAGACATCGAGTCATTCACGACATCTGATGCACCGTTAACTGATCAGACTCGTTCTGAGGAAGCCAATAACAAAATCGAAGGCAAAGAAATGCCATCGAAAAATATTGACAACCTACGCAGAATTTACGAAATCACTTGCTTTATACGTTTAGAGTCAGATCCCGAAACAGAAGGACGTCGCGCACCTTACATCCTCACTATTGATGAGACAACAAGCGAAGTATTATCACTGCGCAGAAACTGGGAATGCAATGACGAAAAGCTCACGAAATTGGATTGGTATGTTGAATTCAAATTCATTCCTTGGCGTGGTGCTTACGCTATTGGTCTCCCCCATCTTATTGGCGGTTTGTCTGCTGCTCTCACTGGCGCTCTACGCGCTTTGCTTGACGCTGCTCATATCAACAACTCTCAGACATTACTTAAACTCAAAACTGGACGCGTGTCTGGACAGTCTGATAGGATTGAACCCACCCAAGTAGTAGAGGTAGAATCTGGTCCGGGTGTTGATGACATCCGTAAGATTGCAATGGCTATGCCGTTTAATCCACCATCTTCTGTTCTCATGGAATTGTTGGGTTGGTTAACGACTGCAGCTAAAGGCGTTGTCTCTACTTCTGAAGAAAAGATTGGCGAAGCTAACAACAACATGCCTGTTGGTACAGCCCAAGCGTTGATTGAACAGGGCGCCAAAGTATTCTCTAGCATTCACGCACGTTTACATCGTAGCCAAGCTAAGTCTCTTGCTATCGTATCTCGTATCAACCATTGGTACTTGTCTGAGATGGACAACGAGTCTGGTACTGAGATTGAGGTTCGTGACTTTGCCGAAAACAATGACGTACGTCCAGTATCTGATCCAAACATTTTCTCTGAGACACAACGTTTAGCTCAGACACAAGCAATCTTACAGTTAGCCACACAAGCTAACCAAATGCAACCCGGCACGTTTGATATGAGAGCGGTTTACAACCGCATTTTGCAGCAAATGAAAGTGCCAGAGATTGAAGAGATTATGCCTAATCCGCAAGGCGCGGCAGAATCCAACCCAGCGTTGGAAAACGTGGCGATGACTATGGGTCGTCCAGCTGCAGCCTACCCAGATCAAGATCATATTGCACATATCAAGGTACACCTTGAGTATGCAAACAATCCTGCCTATGGCGGCAATCCTGTTATTGGACCTGCTTTTGCTCCCCATGCCCTTGATCATATCAAGCAGCATTTAACCTTACACTACTTACAGTCTATGCGCTCTTATGTGGCGCAGGCATCTGGTGGACGCGATGTATTAGAGTTGCACACCGAGAAGCCATTAGACCTTGAGGCACAACAAGCGTTGGCACTGGCATCACAATTGGTAGACGAAGACTCCAAGCGCATGATGACGCCGTATGTACAGCAGATTGCACAGTTGGCACAAAAAGTATCACAGATGCAACAGAACCAACAGCAAAATCAACTCATGTCTGATCCTACTGCTGCGGCAATTGTTAAGACTCAAATGGCTGAAACTCAGCGTAAAACACAAGAGTTCCAAAACAAGATGCAACTTGATGTACAAAAAGCGCAACAAGAGTATCAAGTTAAAGTTGCTGAGTTACAACAACAAGTTCAAGAGTTACAAGCTAAGTACAGCACTCAAACCAATATCGACAATCAGCGTAATGCTACCGATATCGCGATGGCAAACATTAACAACGCAGCCAAAGAGCGTATTGCAATGATTACCGCTGGTGCTCAGATGGATCAGATGCAAGCTCAGTTAGAAGCTGAACAAGACGCATCTGCTAGAGAAGCCATCATCGCAGCCGAACAAGATATTCGCACTCATGGTTTAGCTGTTCAGCAACAAGCGTTTGAGCAACAAGCCGCTCAAGTCCAACAAGCCATTGAAGCACAAAACAAAATGGCTCAAGGACAACAACAACTGCAGCAAGACATGCAGCAGCATCAACAACAATTAGCGCAAGCTGATCAGCAGCACCAGCAACAATTGCAACAAGCACAGCAGCAACAAGAAGTACAACAACCACCCACTGAGGAACAATAATGGCAAAAGATGAATTAGGTTTTCGTCAAACCTACAAACAAATGGGCAAGCAAAGCTCTGGCGGCGGTCCTGATGCTAAGTTAGATCAAGGCGACTCAGGTTCACATCGTGACAATAATTGGAAGATTGGCGCAGCGCAAGCTAAGATGGCTAAACCTTCTAAAGTTGGCCCAGATAAGAACCTAAACGAAATCGGCGGCGGAAACTTTTATTAATATTTGGGGCGGAATGCTCCAAATGTTTGCATTAGTAAGAATATGAAGGACATACTAAGCGAAATTCTGGATAGAATTAAAATCGCAGAAAAAGAAATGACGGAGGCAATAGCTTCCGCCGTTAATGTACATAGCTTTGATGCTTATCAAAGACTTGTAGGTAAACGAGAGGGTTTGTCCGATGCTCTTTCGATTATTGATAACATACTATCAGAGGACGACGAAGAAGATCTGTAAAGATCGCAGGAGGCAGCCGAATGGCGGCATTTGATTTAAACCAAAAAGACGAACCAGATTTACGCACGGAATTAGAGTGTTTTCCTGAAGTAGATCCCGGAGTCGATGTAGCTGGAGATCGAGTATTGGTGCAGTTACGCCGAGAAAAGACCACTAGCAAAGGCGGAATCATCCTAGTTGATGAAACCAAACAAACCTTACGTTTTAACGAGACTGTAGCTAAAGTAATCCAGATTGGACCACTTGCATATAAGTCACCCGATACCTTAGAGCCTTGGATTGAAGGCCCATGGTGCAAAGTTGGTGATTTGGTAAGAACAATCAAATACGGCGGTGATCGTTTTGTTATTAATCCTAATGATGATGGCGCCCCAGTGGTGTTTATTACTCTTCAGGCACGTGAAATTATCTCTCGTATTCGTAGTTTTGAGTATGCGCAGAAGATGAAAGCGTTTGTAGATTAATTTTGAAAGAAAATTATGGCAGAAAATGAAAAAGATGTTCCTGTGAAGGAACTTGAAGACGGTTCAGCTTTAGTTAATGTTGAACTTCCAGAAGAATTGGAAGTAGAAACAGAAAACGACGAACCAAAAAAGAAGAAAAAAGACAAAAAAGCTGAAAAAGACGAAGATCACGAAGACGACGAAGAAGCCCATGCCGCAGCCGATGATGAAGCTGCCGAAGAAGGCGAAACTGACGAAGAACGTGAAGCTATTCGTGAAGCTCGCAGAGAAGAACGCAGACTCAAGAAAGATTTAAAGAAGCAACGCGAAATTTCTGCAAGAAACAAGATTACTGCACTTGAACGACGCAATGCTGAGTTGGCAGAGCGCCTAGCTAAAGTGGAAAGCACTGCAACATCGTATCAATTTGCGCAATTAGATAAGGCTATCGAAGACGAAGCCGCTAAAATCGAATATGCCAAATTAAAGATGCTAGAAGCTGCTCGAAACAACGATGCTGCCGGACAAGTAGAATATTTGGAGCAATTGACTGACGCTAAACAGCGTTTTAATCAAGCGCAACATTATAAAAAACAACAACTCGAGCAAGCTAAAGCACCAAAGCAAAATGTTCCTAACCCAGTTAACACTGAGGTTCAGCAAAATGCCACAAAATGGTTAAAAAAGAACTCTTGGTACGATCCACAGGCTCGAGACACAGATAGTAGAATTGCCAAAGTAGTTGACCAAGAACTTGCCCAAGATGGGTGGGATCCATCAGACCCAGAATACTGGGACGAATTGGATAGTCGTTTATCATCACGATTACCTCACCGCTATACATCAAAAGGTGGTTCAAATCAACGTCGATCTGCAGGCCCAACGGCTTCTAGCCGCACAAGCAACCCATCGGGACAAAAACCCGGCACCATTACGCTAAGCCGTGATCGTGTACAAGCAATTAAAGATGCTGGTGCTTGGGATGATGTAGAAAGACGCAACAAAATGATCCGCGCCTATGCGCAGTATGATCGTCAAAATAAAGGTTAATGAAAATGGCAAATACAAGAATTAAACGTGACTTAGATGATCGCTTAGCCGATCGA